TCTCAAGGTAGAGTTGGAACAGCTGATAACGATATCAATGCAATCGTATCTATGGGTATGGTTCCTCAAGGTTATAGAGTGAACAACTACCTAACAGATGCAGATGCGTTCTATATCTTAACAGACGTGCCTAACGGTATGAAAATGTTCAACAGAGCACCATTGACAACTGCAATGGAAGGCGACTTTGACACTGGTAACGTAAGATACAAAGCTAGAGAAAGATACTCTTTCGGAGTTTCTGACCCTAGAGGTATTTTTGGTTCGCCAGGAGCGTAATCAATAATTTTTGTGGCGGGACATAGTCTCGCCACAATTTAAAAATAGAAAGACAAAACCATGACAAAATTTATAGTAAACATTTGGGCGTATAATCATCACGCTAAATTTAAAGTAGAATCAGAAGATTCCCCAACTAACCTTGAACAATCTATCCTTGACAAACTTGGAGAAAACAGTATAGTTTGGGAAAACCTTGGAAATAGTTATAATGACAAGGTAAATAGAATAACCTATGAGGAGGTTATAGATGATACAAGACCTATACAAAGCAAAAAGGTCCTTGGAGTTGAAGTGGGAACAGGAGCATCTAGATAATAATAGATACACTCTTGAAATGGTCAGAATCGATGACAAAGTAAAAAAAATCATCACTGACATTAAGCTGGAAGAAGCAGCAATTGCCCATAGACAGAACAATGTTGAAAGTTCTGCTCCAGAAGTTTCAGTAGCTACTTAATCAAAAGCTACATCGTTGGAAAAAATTCACTCCACACTACAGGCTCTCTTGCACTCTATTAAAAACTAGTATATACTTTTGCCACTATACAAAAATTAATATTCTGCATGGACGTAGTATAGTCGACGGCCTAGAGACCATGTGGGATACAACTAGGAGAATAATCATGGCTAAAACACTATTTAGAGGACCAGTACTGCAAGGTAAATTTAACGAAGCAGGTTTAACTGGATTTAATCTAGAAAACAAAGCAGCTAACTACACAGTTACAAACGCAGATTCTGGTAAAACTTTTACATCATCTACTGATGGTGTGGTATTTACTTTACCTGCAATTTCTATTGGAAGAGTATTTACTTTTGTAAATACAGGAACTGATGGAGCTAACACTTTAACTATTAGCCCAAATGCTAATGATGGTATTTTGTATGCTGGATCTTTAACAGACGATAAAGATGTTATTAATACAAAAGCTACATCAAAAGTTGGTGACTTTGTAGTATGTGCATCTTTAAACTCAACAACGCATTGGACGATTGTTGATGTACAAGGTGTATTTGCAAAAGAAGCATAATAAATAATTATTGTGGGGCTTAGGCCCCACATATTAATTTTAAGGAGAAACAATATGTCATCAGACCAAAAATTTACAACACTTACAGCTGACGGACAGGTGAAAACTTTTTCGGGAGGATCTATTAATATTGGTCCTGCTAGAGTTACATACATTCAAGCTACAGGAGTTACAAATATAAAACTTTACGATGCAGCAACTGCAACTGGAAATATTGTATTTGAATCTACTTTTGGAAGTGAAGGACTAGATATGTATATGCCTGGAAACGGAATTAGATTTGAAAATACTATCTATGCAGATGTAACTGGATCAGGATCTGTTACTATCGGATACACTGGCTAGGAGGCTAAATGGCTAACACAACCTCTGGAACAACTACATTTGATAAAACTTTTTCAGTTGATGAAATAGTAGAAGAAGCTTTTGAGCGAATAGGTATTCAACAAGTTTCCGGTTATCAATTAAAAACTTCTAGACGATCATTAAATATAATGCTTCAGGAATGGGGCAATAGAGGTATTCACTATTGGGAAATAGGAGAACTTGATTTAGATTTAATACAAGGTCAAGCTGAGTATAAATTTTTTAGATCAGCTGCAGATGGTACAAGTGCTACATCAAATCCAAATGGTGTTTATGGAATGTCCGATGTCCTTGAAGCACAATTAAGATCTAATAGAACCGCAACAGATCAATCAGACAGTCCTATGACTAAAGTTGATAGATCAACATATGCTGCTTTTTCAAACAAACTATCTCAAGGTACACCTAATCAATATTGGGTACAAAGATTTATCGATCATGTTAGTATTAGTGTTTACCCTACACCTGATTCAACTAATGCATCTAAAGATATGCATTTTTATTATATAAAAAGAATTCAAGATATTGGATCTTATACCAATGCTACAGATATGCCTTTTAGATTTATACCTTGTATGGTTTCAGGTTTAGCTTATTATTTATCTATGAAGTATGCTCCACAAATGACTCAACCAATGAAATTATTTTATGAAGATGAATTTCAAAGAGCATTACAAGAAGATGGTTCAGCTTCAAGTACATATATTACACCAAAAGCTTATTACCCAGGAACTTAATGTCTAAGTACGCAACAGGAAAACATTCAAAAGCTATTTCAGATAGATCAGGCATGGAATTTCCATACAAGGAAATGGTCAGAGAATGGAATGGTTCGTTTGTTCATTACACAGAGTTTGAACCTAAACAACCACAACTTCAACCAAAAGCAATTGGTGGTGATGGTATTGCTTTATTACAAGTAAGACCAGATAGAACAGAACCAATTACAACTGTAATGATACCGGAAAATGGTTTTGAAACATACCAAGCAGGATCAGGAGTTATTAATGTAAACGTTCCCGGACATGGTTTAACAAATGGTACAACATATTTATTTAGAGGTGCACCAACAATTTCACCTGGAACAGGTACTTCAACTAATCCTGTATTTGCTTATGCAACTATTCAAAACTTTGATGGTATTACAGGAGTACAAATAGGACAAGGATCCGGATATGCTATAACAACAGGACTTTTTGATAATGGTGCAAGAGTTACAACAGACTATGCTTTATCTAATTTCTTCTTCTTTACAGTTAATGCGGATACTGCTACAACAGGAAATATCAAAGGAGGAGGCTACGGTTGTTCCGTCGGACCTATAACAATATCAGCATGATAAAAAAATTTATTAATTTTATTAAAAATATGTTTAAATGTGAGAGACAAGATCCTCATCTTGAGATGTATGAAGAAACTAGAACAGATAAAAAAGATAAGATACGTAGAAAATATGGAGAATCAAAGTAATGGCTTACACTTTAGCAAATTTACAAGATGATATTAGAAACTACACAGAAGTAGATGATTCAGTTTTATCTAATACTATTTTATCAACAATAATTAAAAATGCTGAAAATAGAATTTACAGAGATGCAGATTCTGATGATAATAGATTTTATGCAACTTCAAACTTAGCAGCTGGTAGTAGATATGTAACTATTCCATCTGATTTAAGATTTATAAGATATGTACAATTGACAGATGCTGATGGAAATCAGACTTTTTTAGAGAAAAAAGATACTTCATATATGGCTACTTTTTATGATACTCCAGGAACCGCTTCTGGAATACCTAAGTATTATGCTAACTGGGATGCTAATTATTGGGTAGTAGCACCTACGCCAAATAGCACTAATTTAATAACTCTAGCTTATACAAAACAACCAGATTCAATAACAGCTTCACCAGGAAGTACACAAGGAACTTATACAAGTAATAAATATCAGGATTTACTTTTATACGGATGTTTGGTAGAAGCATATGGATACTTGAAAGGTCCTGCAGATATGTTACAATACTACGAAGGATCTTTTAAAAGAGCTTTACAATCGTACGCGATCGAACAACAAGGTCGTAGACGCCGAGACGAATATCAAGATGGAGTTATTCGTACACCTCTTAAATCACCATCACCATAAAATAAATTAAGGAGACAATTAAATGGCAAATATAGTACCTGACTCTTTTAAAACAGACCTACTTGGTGGCGTGTTTGATTTTGATTCATCTGGTGGATCAACTTTTAAACTAGCGCTTTATACATCTATAGGTGGTTTTAGTACTTCAACAACTGCTTATACAACTACTAATGAAGTTTCTTCATCTGGTACAAACTATACTGCAGGTGGAAATACTTTAACTAACAACGGTGTAGCAGTAGCAAGTAATATTGCGTACGTTGATTTTGCAGATTCTACTTTTAGTTCTGTAACGTTAACAGCAGTAGGGGCACTGATTTATAAAGGTACAAGTAATGAAGCTGTATTAGTTTTAGACTTCGGTGGATCAAAAACTGCAACTAACGGTGATTTCGTTGTTCAGTTTCCAACTGCTAATTCATCTAGTGCAATCATTAGACTTGGCGACGCGTAATATTTATAAGGAATACAAATGGCGTTAGTAGTAAATGACAGAGTAAAAGAAACAAGTACGACTACTGGTACCGGCACATTCACTTTGGCTGGAGCTGTAACTGGTTTTGAAACTTTTTCTTCTGCTATTGGAAATGGTAATACGACTTACTATGCAATATCTTTACAAGGTGGAGCAGAGTTTGAAGTTGGTCTTGGGACCGTTGCGGCTGGAACATTAGCTAGAACAACTATTATTTCTTCATCTAACTCAGATAGCGCTGTTAACTTTTCAGCAGGCACAAAAGATGTATTTTGTACATTGCCAGCAAGTAAAGCGGTATTTAAGAATGCATCTGATGTTATTGAAGGTGTACCAAGTAACGGATTCGTCATTGCTATGTCGATTGCATTATAGTATAAGGAATAAATTATGGCACAAAACTTTAGAAATTACCTAACAAGAGAAACAGGAACCTCAGCCGTTGATGCTTTAGGTGGAGCTGCAAATAGCTTTGATACTTTAATTAGTGTTAGAATGGCAAACGTCACTACTTCAACAATCAATGTTGAAGCTTACATTAGAAGATCGTCAGCAAATTATTATTTAATTAAAAATGCGCCAGTTGTAAGTGGCGGATCATTAGAACTTATTGATGGAGGCTCGAAGATAGTACTTGCTTCAGGAGATCAGCTATTTGTTAAATCAGATACAGCTTCTTCTTTAGATACTGTCGTTGGCGCTGTAGATGATATAAGTACATAAGGAGAATCATGGCTTATTTAGGGAACGCACCAAAACAAAATTTAAATACCATGAACTCTCAACAGTTCAATGGTGATGGATCCACGGTCAATTTTACATTAAGTCAAAGTGTTTCAAACACTGCAGAAGCAGAAGTTTATGTTGGAAACGTGAGACAAGATCCGTTTTCCGCTTACTCAATATCAGGTGGTACAACTTTAGCTTTCACAGAAGCCCCACCATCAGGCACAGCAAACAT